TCTGCGAAACCTGTTACTAACTTTTGAACATTTATTCCCCTTATATCAGCCATTGCGTTTGTGTCTGCCATTTTGTTTTATCCTTATGCTAGTTGCATAACTGTAGGTCTTAATTCAACTAAAAATGTTTCTGCTTCAGCTGCGGTTTCTAATGCAATTCCTATAACCTGCTCTTGATTAACAGCAGCAGTGATTACAAGATTAGCTGAACCTTTAGTTACTAAAGGGTCTCCTACGGTGATTGCCCCTGAAGCCTTAACCTTAAAAATTCCTCCTCTATAAAGCCCTAGTTTTGTTCTGCCATCTGAAGCAATTTTTTCTTCTGCTGTAACGCCAGCAAAGATATCATTATTTCCGTCAGAAGCAGCAGCAGTTCTAGGATCTGTCATCTTGCACAGCGTTCCTTTCTCTACAGAAACATTATCTGCTACGGTAAATGGAATTGGAAGTTGTGTTTCATGAACTAAAACCCATTCATTTGCCATATATTCGGTATATCTAACAACTATTTAAATCTTTCGTTTAATTGTTTTATAATGCTTCATGGACATATCCTTTTAATTCTGGATAAAAATGTCCGTCTTCTACTACATCGTCGTTATCTGTCTTTATTCCTAGTGGAATTATTGACACATTATCTTTAATCCACAGATACTTTTTATCTGTTTTTATTTCTGGAATTTTCTCAATTTTTAGAATTTTATTTAGGATATTCATAAATAGTTTTGGAAAATCATATGGCGATTTCTTCCCAAAATCAAGGGTTTTCATAACCATTTCACCGTTTTCCTTGGGGCAGATGTATTCATATATCCCAAAAGGCAGCATTCTGATTGTGCCCTGAACCCAGATCCCTGTCTGCTCCTGTTCCTTTCTCATAGGAAGCCAGTGCTTCTGGGCTTCCATATCTCTCAATAAGAGTTCCACTTCTTGTCTTTTCCCATACGGAATAAAAAGAATATGCATTTTATTTTTTAATGTGACTTTCTGCTGCTTTCAAAAATTCTTTCTGGATTATTAAATTCCTTTCAGATTGCTCTATCATCGCTTTGCATTCTTCAGCGACTTTAATCCATAAAGCTTCTTCTTTATCTTCTGCAATTTCCAGACCCATTTCTTTGTTTTCTATCATTTTATATGCTGTTAGCCATTACTTTCTTTGCGTATTCCTGCGGTGTTTCTTCTTTTGGCGGTTCGGGAATTTTCCCAGCTTCAGCCCTGCCTGAAACACTTTGGATTACATGGAGCTCTTGCTCCTCTCTCAATAGCTTTTCCCTTCTATCGTTTTCAGCCCTGATCTCATCTTTCAGACCTTTCAGCTGTTCCAATAGGTTCATAGCTGGATTTACAGCTTTTTCTTCTTCTTCTTGTTCTTGCACATTTTTGGTTTCTTCAGCCATTTTGTAAATTGTTTAATACATTTAGTTGTCATTATAATACTGGCACGAATGTGAAAAGTTTAATCTTATCGTCTGAATATTCATGTTCTTCCTTTTTCCAGTATTCTGAAAATTTAGTTACTGCTACAACTGCAGCTGCTAATCCTGCAGCCCCTATAACTCTCCAGCTTATAGCCCCTGCTGCACAGCCTCCTAGAAAAACCAAAGTTCCAGCCAAAAGGCTATTCACGATATTCCATACAATTTCTTTATTCATTTGTTTAATAATTGTTTCTTCCTTTTCGTTCTTGATATTCCAAGGAACGCTTATCTGTTAATGGGTCATAATTATTAATATAATCTAAATTACGCTTAAGGCTTAACATATAACCCTCTACTGATTTTCCGTATATTTTTTTACCTGCCCATAAAATTGGGTTTTTCATAGTTGATTCAGTTATATGAGCTGAAGCAATATCTATTATTGATTGTGCTTCCTGGATTGTAGCTAAATCTTCTTTTCTTTCTTTTGGTGTTCTATAAGGCATTTCGGTTTTTATATCTCTAATTAGCATATCTATATGTCCTAAAGTATTATCCAAAGCCGCCCAAGTTGATAATTGATTATAACCCGCTGCAGTTAAACCCAAAGCCCCCGCCCCAAGTGTTAATTTAGTTACTGGCATTTTTAATATTTGTCCTAACTTCCCAGTTTGGCTTGTAAGTTGAGTTATAGCTCCCCCTTTGACTAAACCATATTTTCCTCCTTCTGCCCAAGAAGTTCCAATAGCTTTATTTGCCGTACTTCCGAATTTCCCTGCATTAATTAGACTTCCAAATTTTCCAACAACTGGCAGCTTTACCATACTTGCTCCCATGCCCAAGGTCACCCCAGCTGCATTAATAACATCTTGTGTTTCTATCCTAAATCCTTTTTTCTTTTCTTCCAGGGCTCTTTCAAATAAGTATCTTTTTTCCTCTTCTGTTTCTTTTACCCCTATTGGGTCTTTATGTCTTTTCAGAAATTTTTGATATTCAAACTCTTTAAGGATATCTTCTCCTTTCTTTTTTTCTAGCTCAAAACTTTCTTCATCAAAAGTATCTTGTGGTTCTGTCGGACCAAATGTCTGCAGACTTTCTCCCTTTATGTTAAACCCTGGCCCATATGAAATAGATGCATTCTGTTCTTTAATTCCTTTCTTTCTTCCCATTTATCCCGCCTGCCCTGCGATATACTGCGCTGGCTGGTTTAATTGCTGTTGCATAGTTCCGTCTTTTGCAACATCTGATAACAATTCATTTTGTAGAGTTGCTGGAAATTCTAATTCAATTTCCAAACCTAATTGCTGTCCTACTTGTTCTTCAATATATAACTGCTCTTCTTCTATTGTCTGCTCCCATGCTAGATAGACTATCTTAACTGCACTTTCTGTGAAGTCTGCTGCATTTCCTACAACTATCTTTGGTGTTCCACAAGCTTCAAAGAAATATTTATTTAACTGCTCTATCCATGTTTTTGGATCTAGAGTTGAGTTTGGTGGCACCCCAGCTATCTCTTGTTCTACTGCTCCTTTAGGAATAAAGATATCTTCTCCCTCATATTTTCCTTGCGCAACCTTTGCCTTAAATTCTGATATCTTGCTGTCATTATCAGTATCAAGGTGCCATATTCTTACTGGATATATGTTTCTATGCAGTAATTTCCTATAATCTGACATGGCTTCATTTCTTGCCAGGATTATCCACTCTACTGCTGGAATAATCCCTGTTCCATGAATTTCATCTGCTATCCTGTTTTTAGCTAGATGAAATATTTCTTCTGGCTTGAAAGTTTTATTCTTGCTTCCCTTATTTATCTGCTCGTATCTTATTATCTTTCCTTGCGGATTTGCAATAATTTTTATGTTTCCTGGATATAAAGGCTTCAGATTTATCAAAAAGCCTTCTTCATCTCTTATGATTTCACAAAAACTATCTCCAAAAATATGATAATTTCTTACACAATTTTCAAGAATTGAGTTAAATGTATCTACGCCGAAGCCCTTAATCCTATCGCAGTAGAATGTTGTTAAAGGGTCAGCCTTGAACCCTTTGCCTATAGTCCATGTTGCTTTAGCGTCTATTGCAGCTTTCAGCTCGGGAATTGTCTTATAATAGCCTAGATATTGGTCTGCATTATCATTAATATATTCTGTTTCCTTTTGGTTTGTTGCACTATCCAGGGTCTCGCCTGCAACTGAATAATCTTTAAATTCAGTTACATTATCCCCTTTCGCTGCATTTGATATGTTTGTGTCTGGCATTTTTATGTTTCAGCCTCAATTTTAAATGGGACTATTGAAATAAGTCTTTGATTTGTGTTATCGTCGGTATCATTTCTTACATTCCAATAAAGATTTGCATGACATTTCCATGTTGAACCACCGCCATTATTCCCCTTTAACCAAACTTCTACTGTTAATCTTAACTTTTCTCCAACATTTATGGTTGTTTCTGGAATTGTAATATCTACGCAAAACATTTCATTATTTGCTCCTTCTCCAAAAACATCTGTTCTTGATTGCTCACTTGCAATTTCTGTTTCTGTTGAACCATCATATTTTCTTATTCTAAAAACAAGATAACAGCATGCAGACATTGATGCTTCATCTCCCGTAAGAACTACAAAAGCTTTTATGTAGCCTGTTCCTCTTATTGTTCTTGCTTTTTGGAATGTTGTTGTGTCAAAATCCAGATCAGTTACTTTTGTGTAAGTTGTATAATAAACTCCTGGAACTCCATTGCCTGGGTTTGTGCTATCTGTAAAAAGATCATTTCATTCTGAAGATTTTTTTAAATCATATTTATGCCCTTCATCATCTTCAGTTGTCATTCCATCATAAACAACATATCCTGTTGCTGAATCCACATCAGTCCAATCATAATTTATATAAACCTTATCCTGATAAGGTCCAAATAATGTGTCAAAATTCATGCTCATTTTATAATGCTCCTAATCGCGGGATTTTCCCGTCAATTCTGTTAGCCCATGGGATTGCCATTCCATGCGTGATAAGTTCATCTCCTAAATCTACACCCTCAAAAACAACTTTGCCTAAAAGCCTGCCCCATTTTTCAACCCTTTTTTTTGCCAAAATAATTGTTACAGGTTCCCCTAAAATTCTATCTTCTAGCCATGCTTGCGCAGTTAGCCCATCAGCGCACAACTGGTTTGATGTATCTTTTTCTGGTGTTTCTTTTAATTCTCTTGCTGAAGTATTTGAAAATCTTACAGGAAAATCAAAATTTCTTTCAGGTATTCTTACAATAACTGTATCTGCGTCATGAACTCTTATTACTCTTGCAGTAAAAGTTTCAAACATCTGCTTGTGCGGACTTTGCCAGTAATAAAAATCCATCTCCTCATTTTTGAGTTCTGGCCAATTTTTAAAATCATGTGACATTTTAGTTTTCTGTTCCCGAACTTAAAAAGTCCTGCATTTTTTTATCTCTTAATATTGAAAGGCACCTTAAAAAACCATCTCTTAATACTACAATCCTATCTTCAGCTTCTCCCCTGCTTATGCTTCCCATATCCCCTTGAATTGCATAGATTGCAGCCAGATTAGAGGCTGCTTCAGTTAATAGGTATCTTGTTGTGCTCGGTAGCGCTGCAAATGCAACTGCACTTGACGCAAACACTTTTCTGCATAGAACATTTATTGCACTTTCCGCTTGCTGAACAAAAGAATTTCCATAAGCTTCTGCTATATATGTTGCCGAAGCTCTAGCGCCGCATTTGTATTGAAATTCTAGCAATGTTGAAACATAAATTCCTGTCCATGCCATTTTTAGTCATGCATAGTAAATATTTAAACTTTTGTCTTTTGAGCACCATGCTGCCCGAACCAAAGCTTCTGCAATATGGGTATAATCTCCGAAAATTTTAAGGTTTCCCTCGGAATATTCATATTGAACTGACTTTAGAGATAAAGCGATTTCTGCTTCGCTAAATAGCTCAATTTTGTTGTTTTCCATTAAATTCAAGAGATTATTGTATAAATCTTCCTTAAAAATCCTTTTCTTGCTTTCATCTGCATGGTCAAGGCTTTTCTGCGCGTTTTCAACAGAAACAACTTTTCTTTTAGTCTGATCTTCTTCTAGAAGTTGATCAAACACGCCCCAGCCCATTCCAGTTGTATCAATATAGATTTTCTTGTAGTTATTCCTTTCATCAAGAAACTTAATTATCTTGGCAAGTTCAGTCAAACGCATTTTTTTAATAATTTCCATATCAAACATTATTATCTTATCATTATTTTTAACTACTGAAATTATAACACTTTCGTCCTCGCCCATTCTAGCTACATCAACGCCCATGTAATTTTTATCCCTCGGATAAAAATCATTTCGTTTTTTAGTCATACATCTATTTATCAATTCATCAGGAAAGAATTGTCTCAACTCATCAAGGAACTGGGCCAGATACTCTTGCGCATATTCCAGCTTTGTCATGACTTCTCTTTGTTGTGCTAGAAATTCTTTATCATGTCTTGGACAATCTTCAGCAGAAATAAAGAATTTTGTGAAGTCATCTCTTTTTGAACATTCATAAAAGAAACCTGCCTTGCCCCTAGGCGTGCTGGATATGTCCAGGGTTCCTTCTGTTACAGAAAGCATTGGCATTGTTGCAACAAATACCTCTCGAGCCATCGGGGCGGCTTCATCTATAACTAAATCTGTAACTGTGAATGTTCTTATTCCCTCTCCTTTTAAACCTGCAGCATAACACATAATTTGAGATCCATTTTTTAGCATGATTTCATGCTGGGTTGGCTTATCTCTTCCTCTACAGATTTTTTCTGGATATCTTGTTTCAAGATACATAAGAGTTTTAAAGAATAAATTATAGGCCTGCTTTTCAGTATAAGCAACCATTAAGATTTTTCTATTAGGATTTTTAGCTGCTCTTTCACCGAATTTTATAGACATGGCTGTTGTTTTGCCTGACTGCCTGCCGCAGCACAGGAAGCAGTTGCCTTCTGTGTTGATGTATTTTTGCTGCCAGGGGTCAAGGGTCAGCCATGGCTTATCAATATCAAATTTCATGTTCTTTGGAATTTTGTATGCTGGTGCTCTTGATTATTCATTAAATTAATATGACATAGCGGATAACATAAGATCGTATGTTCTGGGTCTTTTCTTTCATTATTCCACTTTGTCTGGCAAGCTTCGCAAAATACATTTTTTAAACACTTAAAGCCACTTTCCCGTTTCTGGATTGTATGTCCGCATTTGCAGGTAAATTCCTCATCGTTGCCTTGCGCCTCAAAAACTTCATTCTGCATTGTCAGTATCATTTTTCTTTTCCTCTTTAGGAGTAAGTTCAAAATAATTTTTTAAGTACGCATTCACGAGGGCGGAGGGCTTGCCCCTCGGCATTTTACCTAATTCAGCGACGACAGCTGTATCTAAAGTTAATTGAACTGTTGATTTCATAAGTACAATAATAATAATAGGTATATAAATCTTTCTACTTACTACTTACTACTTTTTATAAAAAATAAAAAATAAAATTATATATAAGTAATTTTGACTATTATTGTTATGGTAAATTCAGAAAATTTTTTGTGAGGATCAGGTCTCTTTTTTTGTTTCCTTTTCTTATCTATCGCTATCTATTAATTCACTCTCCGGTCTCCAGCCTTCCGCATCCAGCCTCCAGCCTCCGGTCACGAACATTCCCTTTCCCCCCTTTGGGGGGAAGGGGGGAGTATCAATTATTTAGGGCGGCAGCCCTAAAAGGTTAGCTGAGCGGTTAGCGAAGCGCCTTTTACGGCTGCCTGCCCCCGCCCCCTGCAGCCCTTTGGGCTGCGGGCTGGCGGTAACCTGCCCTCGGGGCTTACCCGAGCTGGCAGCTATTTTGGAAAACCGAAGCCTTAAAAGTTCTAAACCGAAAGGTTTAGGTTATAATAAGGCTTCGGTTTTCCTTCGCCCCCACCCCTGCGGCGTGCCGCTGGGGCTTGCCCTTATATTACGAAGTAATATAAGGGTGGGGGCTAGCCCGCACCTGAAGGGGGCGGGCGAAGTATTGAACTCAAAAGGCTTCTGTTGGGCCTTGTAGGGCTTAAAACGGGGTTTAACTTATAAAAAATAAAGGAGCTGGGAAAAAGGTTAGCAAACCCAGCCCCTCCCCCTTTAGACTTCGCAAAAGAGCGTGATATTCAGAATTAGTCCTCTTCTGCGTGTTCAACTGCAAACCTTAAATACCCATCTTTATTGACCCTTACTTTGACTTTCTTTCCGACCAATAAAGACAATCTATCCACTTTAGCCTGTTTCAAGATTTTACCCGCGTTAGAGTTCGGGTTGAGCATGCGGTTGCCTGGC